TGTAGCCGTCGACGCGGTATTCCGGCATGACCACGATGTCGTCCCGAGCCCTAGAGAGCGCTGTGTACCACGCTTCGTCGCTAACCGCCCGGCTGGCCTCATCTAGGACCACGGCGATGCTGCTGCACGTCAGGCCTTGGCACCCGGCGTACGTGTATGCGGTGCGGCCGGCGGCGGTGGCCGCGTCGGCCGAGGCGAGTGACGGGTAGAGGAAGGGCCGCGAGTCAGCCGGGGGCTCGAACTGGACGGTGAGTTGGCCTGCCTGCGTGGAGGAGGCGTGCACGCCGAGCGCGTTGGCGATGGTGCGCGCGTTCCGGTGGGTCGCATTGACATAGAAGTCGCTGTACGCCATGTACACGTCAGCGGCATTCTTCAGGCCAGCGATGGCGGCTTCCTCGTTCCGCTCGTGGTACGCGGTTTGCCTGGGGTCGCCGAGGAGGAGGATGGGGCCGCTGTGGCGGAAGGCGCAGGCCTCGATGAGCCCGGGCGGGAGCTTGGTGTAGTCGTCGAAGACGAGGAGCTCGTGGGGCCGCATCTGCATCAGCGCCTTTTCGTACGTCTTGAACATGCGGGGGTCCATGTCCGGGACGTCTTCCACCCATTTGTCTCGCAACACGCGCGTCGGCAGCACTACGCACACGTCCGGGCCGTCGATCCCGCGCTTCTCAAGGCACCTGCGCTGAAGCCACTCGATGACCGCCTGGCTTTTCCCGCTCCCGCCGGCGCCGTGGATCACGCAGATGTCTACGGCGGCGCCTGCCTTGTTGACCCCGGCCAAGCGCTGCGTGAGGTCGCGACGGGCCTCATCCTGCGACCACAGCTTGCCCGAGCGACCGTTCTTGATGTCCGAGGCGAGTGCGAGTGCCCGGGCGGGCCCGAGGGTTGCCTTGTAGAAGTGGCGCCCAGTAGCGTCAAGAACGGCGGCGAGGGAGGCTGCCTCGCCTCGGAGGTTGTGGGAGCGTGGCGCGTTGACGTGGCCCTCCTGGATCGCCCAGATCCTGGTCTGCGCGCTAGCGGTGCCCGCGTACTGTGGGGCGAGGTCGTCGAACCCGCAAGCGCGTAGGACCCGCACCTGCCGACTTGTGTACCCGTGGGTGCTGCTCGTCGGCTCCTGCTGGCTCTCGACCCTGGTGGTCGAGGACGTTGGGCTCTCCCCATCTTTCGGGGAGGGGGGTTGGGTTGCCGGGTGGCGGGGAGGTTTTTCGGGCCGCGTGCGGGGGCCGGGCCGCATGGCGGGCGACGGGGCCTGCGACTCCGGCGTGATGCACGCCCTAGCTCGCGTACGCGGCGTGGGCGACTTGGCGGGGACGTCGGCGCAG